TCTCCTTTGTGACTAAAAATTTTTTAACTATATAGGTTTGATCGTCACTATCTCCCCATGTATGATTATAACTTATTGTTAGTTTATGTAATTTTATAAACTTTGATTTTAATTTTATCCAATACTCTTTTAACTTTCTAAAAAATGCTTTAATCTTGTTCATCTTTCCACTTTTCTTCTTTGAGCATTGTTACGAACTCTTGAATATATTCTTCAAGAGTCATGCCTCTACTTTCCGCGTGTGCCGCGGCTTTTAATAATAGATCACTATCTATTTTAATTTTCATTTCAGACATTTGTCCAGTCTTTTCCTTCAAATAATAGTGCTTCTGCCTCTCTGCGTCTAATTAATCCTTCTAATACTTTACCTCCCGCTTTATTCCATCTTTTGATTTGTGCAGGCACTTCATCATATTCTCCTGCATTTAGAACTTTAAGCATGGTAGAACTATTTAGATTAGTTGGACCGAGATTGTATGTCCATGATACCAATGCATCAAACATGCACTGATCTAATTGATTATGAACTGCTTCTTCTACTGCTTTTTCATACTCTACTAATTCTTCAAGAAGCATTTCTTCTGCTTGATCTTTTGTGATTGTCATTCCTTCTTCGACACCTTTCGTGTGTCCATATCCTATTGTCCAAACTCCTGCTGAACATTTATAGGCTTCGAGTTCACAACCTTCAAACTTTTTAATAAGGGATAAACCCTCTGCTGATATCTTCATAAACTAAAACTTTCTCCACAGCCACACTGTGCTGTTTCTTGTGGACTTTTTATAATGAATTTTTCATTTAGTCCATCTTCTTCCCATTCTATGAATATCTCTTTTACATATCCCCATGTCATAGGATCAACTGCAATTATTCCATAAAATATTGCATCGCTGTGCAGGCTTGGTTCATCTAAGTACTTTAACTCATATGACCAACCATTACAGCCATTAGGTAGTAGGGAGAGACGAACGCCCCAAACTTGTTTTGAGGCGACTCTCTCTTGTAGTTTTTCTAGTGCTATATCACTAACTGTAATCATTTTCTAACTTTAACACAAACATCTTTTTCTTCAATGCAAACAGTGTCTGTGTCTTCACCTGAAACGATATAAACAATCACTTTAGAACTCTCCTTCTTACGATTGAAGAAGGATTTCCTTACTTTCCCTCAGGGGTATCCTGAAGTTCGTCAGTTTGTCTATCTACTTCGTCAGCAACTGTTTCAGCAACACCTTGAACGGTATCCGCAGCAGTTTTTGTAATGCTAGAAACATCATTTAGTACTGCGCCACTTACATCTACAGCGGTGCTAACAGTAGCGTCTACCATTTTAGTTCCGCCGTCAATTAATGCACCTACTGATGCACAGGATGCTAAATATATAACACCAAATAATGATAATAAAGTTTTCATTATTTTCTCCTTTTACTAGGTTTTCCTAATACTTGTGCAATGGATTGTTCAAGGCTCCGTTGCAGCCTTTCGGCATGGTGAAGAAGTTCTTCATCTTGCCTTTGTCTTTTGTTCTTAAGACGAAGCGTACTCTTGCGAGTACGCCTCGATTTAGGTCTTTGACAATAGACAATCAAACGACATATCCTACACTGGCTACTACGGCTACGCCGAAGAAGCACACTAATGTAGCTTGTTCTAATATATCTCTTATGTCGTCATACTTATCTATTTGTCTAAAACTATCTATAATTGATTTCATTTAATATCCAATACTTTACGATTGGAGTTCGGAGTTTTAGACAGTGCGATAGTCAATAGTCCATCTGTTAATTCGACAGAGTCTACTTTTAAGTCCGCGTTTAATATAAACTTTCTCTCAAAAGATTTAAGACTTAGTCCTTGATGAGCGAATCTTTCACTCTCACCAAGTTTGCGTTCTTTTTTCCCCTTGATGAGCAGTTCATTATCTTCATGAACTAACTCAAGTTCTTTCTTAGACCAGCCTGGCACTGCAACTTCTATGCGATAATTGCCTGTGCTTGTGTTTTCAACTATGTTATATCTTGGGTATGATGTATCGGTGTTATGCAACAGCCAATCATTGTTCATTCCAAGCCAAAATTTACTAATATCAATCGTCATGATTTTCTCCTAATTTCCTTTTTCAGTAAAACTATGCCAACCCTTTCGGTATTGACGCCAATGTGTAAGAACCATTCCTACACTTCTATATAATTATACTATAAATTAACCTTGAAGTCAAGATAAATTTTTTGATTAGTCATCAAAATCAATGTGACCCTGTGC